TGTAATTATGAATTCCACATCAATAAACTCCAATGAACGAGTTGGTTTGATATAGATTTTACCTCTCAAAGTATTTGCATCTATATCCTCCGGGTCATTCGATACTGTTACTCTGAATTCATAGACACCTCTTTCTCTTTTTATTGATTCCAATATTGGATTAACTAATCTTAAGAACTCATTACGAACTTGTTCATCATTTTGTTCAAATAAAAGTCTAACCGCAACTGCTGATATTAATTTTCTTGCTCTCAATAAAAGTCGTCTTACGTTTATTCTATCCAAAGCAGATTCTCTAACTTGTAGAGTTTTGTTACCCCAAATTATGGTACCTGTATCAGCAAAAGTCGCAATTGGGTTGATTCTATTCTTATACAAATCGTCTCTTTCATCCAATGTTAATTTTTTGTATGCTTTGATTGAATTAACCAAACCTCTTGAATAACCAGCAACCGCGAACCATGGGAATGAAACATTATCAGTTAACGCAATGTTCCTCAATACTTCACCTGTTGGTGGTAAAAACAATTGTGTTGCATTATCCACATCTCTCACTTGAATCCACGGCCAATATGTTGCTGAATAGTTACTATCAATCGATACTAAATCTAATGAATCGATAATCTCATCACTCGTTGTTTGATTTGGACTTGATATTACATACAAAGAATCTGCCCTATCTTCCTCAACCATTTCAATCGAGTAGGCTGTCAATGAACTATGGTCATAAAAGTTAATACCCGGCGTTGCAAATATATTAATGTCAACTGCTTCAGGGTTTGCGAAGGTATCGATACCTTGTATATATGAGTAATAATCAGAATTACCTGAAATAGTACTAAACACACCTCCATTTGAAGTATTACCACTTACATATGTTGGTTTACCAAAGATATAACTATCACCATATGTTCTTACATTTCTGTAAATGTCCCAACCATCAAATCCACCACATACAGCCAATGTAAACTTTCTATAGTTAATATTTGTTAATTTATTGTTTGTTGCATCTGTTTGACCTTCTAAATCGTATGATGTTGTTAAATACGTCGTACCTGTCAAAGTTGAAGCGTTTGTTGATAAGTGAAACCCTTCAGTTGATGAAGTTGCATTTATTCCTTTAAATTTAAATAAATCTCTATCAAATGTATTTTGACTAACTTGATTACCTAAACCAAAATATGTTCTTCTTAGTTTATCACCTGAAGATAGAATTGGTGTACCATCCGCTTCATATCCCATAATATCACCAGCATCGTAGAATTCCGTTTTATACATAACAGACCCCAAAGTTTTTGTATCAAATGTACTGTTTGAAACAAAACCTTTAAAACCCGCAGGATATGCGTCCGATGGTGCACTATTACTCATCGATAACATAATATATCTTGAACGTAATTCATATTCTCCATCGGAGGTACCAATCTTTCTTGCAACATATCCAGGTAAATCTGGGTTCATTGAACATCTTGAAAATTTTTCAAGTACAACAATATTATCATCAGTATCGTTAAAGTCCCTAACAATTAAATCGAATTCACCTGTTTCAATATTAATGTTTATTATCGATATTTTTACTTCAAAATTAGCACTGTCCCCATCCGAAATGGTGATGATGTCAAACAAATCAACAACTTCACCACCACGAACTTCTGAAACAATTGTCGGAGAAACAGGTGTGTCCCATTTTGTTCTAAAAGAATTTCCTTCACTTTCATAGATTTCTGTTAAACTTAAACCTCTGATATAACCTTGTTTGTAAGCCTCTAAAAGATAATTGGGGTATGATTCAAAAACATAAATCGGAACATCACCTTTTAATCTATCGTAAACATCGGTCCCAAATACTTTAGTTACATATTTTGAAGAAGTACTATCCATACTACATGTAAAAGATTTTGCCCCACTTGTTGCACCTGTTACGTTTACGGTGAATTCAGATAAAGGATTTGATGTCAAACCAGTCCCACTAATGTTAAAACTGGAATCCGTAGTTACTTCGAGATTTAATGTTTGTCCAACATATGAACCTCTCGGTCTAAAAGATAAAATTATCTTTCCATCGTAGTCACTATTCAAAGTTGCGTTATAGGTATATCTTGTTACATCAAACCTTGAAGTACCACTATTGTAAACAAATAAATAAGAATATACCTCAGTGCTTCCTGTATTAACTAAAACATTATACCACTCTTTGTTATTGTTATTATTTGCGTTATCTAAACCTGTTAATGGAGAAACTTCTTCTAAAGAAGAGGTTAATGATGTTGTACCCGAAGATGGTACATTTCCCATAACAAACCATTGACCGTGATTTGACGAAGTATTACCGCTAAAATTAGATACAATATAATCAGTAATATAATTACCGTCTACTGAAATTTTATCGGACAATTCCGAATATATCGTACTACCCGTAATTGTACTCGTGGTTGCTGACATGGTTAAACCACTTGTTGTTCCACTTAAAGTTCCTAAAGTAACTCCACCAATAGTTTGTACTCCAAAACTTTTACTTGGCATATATCCCGTTAAACCTAATATCCTTGTAACAAATAATTGGTTTGATTCTTCTAAGTATGATTTGGCAAAATATGGTAATTCAAATTTTGGGTTACCATTTCCATCTTTAAGTGGAGACGTTGTTCCAAAATATGATTTAAATTCATCAAAATCTGTTATTAAAATTGGTTCAAACGCGGGACCTTTTAAGGTCTCACCTACTAAACCAAGTGTACTTACACCCACGCTTTGAGCTACAAAAGTTAAATCTTTTTCTGATGTGTATACACCAGGAGATACAAAAACTCTATTTGAATTTGCCATTTTTATATTGTTTGGTTATATTATTTTATTTCTTTTTATAATAAATATTATCACATTTACCAAAGATTCCCTTTATTTTATAAAAAAAAATAGTTATATATATAAATTTATCTTTTTTTATCTATATTTATCTTTATGAAAGATAACACTTCTAAAAATATAAAAATAAGTGAATATCATCACAAAATACTGAAAGAATATTGTGAAATTAACGGATTAAAAATTCACAAAGTAATTCAAAAAAGTATTGAAGAAATTTGTAAAAATAACACAAAACAAATACAACAACAAAAAAGGGACATTTATGGGGATTAAGTTAGTTCATATGAATATGAATACTTTGATTTACCAATTGAATTAATGGTAACCCCTGAAAATGTATTATTACCTGTAATATTTGAATAATTTTCATTAATTGTGTATTGTGTTGTTCCCGATGTTTGATTTGTGTCAATAAACAATCTTACGGTTTGATTTATTGAATCACCTGTTATAGTGTTAATAACATCATTAAAAACAATCTCTATTGTTTTATCTACTTTATATTGTGAGGTCGCGGTATAAGTGGCAATAACTGAACCATCACTATATGAAGAATTTAAAGTTATTAAATTACTTTTATTACTACTTTTTAATTTTCTACTATCAACTTCAGTCATCAATATCGCTCTTGAAATCGCTGGTGAAACTTCAAACTCTTCTTCATCAATCAAAAACCCTAACATCGTAAAAGAATAATTTTGAACATAGAATCTTCTACCATCCATTGTATCCATTGCAGTGTTATCGTTTTCTATTCTATCTAAAATTATTGGTATATAATGTCCTTTAATTTTAGTATAAGCTTGTCTTGATGAAAATTTTTGTAAAACTTTTTTATTGAAAGTGTTAACATCTCTAAATTTTGTACAAACAATTGTTACATCAAATCCAATGTCAACAGGTACAGGTTGAGGTATTTTATATACATCGGCACCCATTTGATTTCCATCCCAAGTTGGTACCGAGGCATAGAAAAAATCTCGTCTATCGGGTATAGTTCTTTGAATTGATGGATTGGTACCTAATTGAACATCAGGTTTTCTAACAACCGCAATAAATGGTAATTTTATATTACCATCTTCATCTGAAAAGTTCCAATTATTTTTAAATTCTGACCATCTTTGAATCGTTAGTATTTTTGGTATTATAGGTAACTCTTCACCATCAGACATTATTTTAAAATTCTCTTTTACAAATTCAAGCATACCCAAATCCATGTCATCATGCATAATTGAATCAGGTAAAAAAGTATCTGATTTTGTTATTTCTTCTAACAATTCTTTTCTTCTACCAATAACGGCATTGTCTGTATTTTGACTAACACCAAAAACTTTTATATCTGTTTTTCTTTTAGGTAATCCCATAATTAAATTCCTCTAAATTCAAATTCTTGTGCTGGTACACAAAGAATAGTTCTATAATATGGTTTAAAACCAAACATATTATGTTTATTGTCTGATACAACTTTACCATCATTTGCGACAGTATAATATCTAATTTTTTCTTCAGATTCGGGATACCCAATAAAATCACCGTATTTAATATCTATTTGCATTTCTTCTAAATGTTTTAAATAAACGGATATTGACATATTTCCTGGTTCTAAAAATCTATTTACACCTTTTGTGTAACTGTTATTTTTTGGTTCGTCTATTTTTACCAAACCATAAAATTCAACAGGTGGATAAAATTTTATTCCATCTTTACCCACTTCACCATACACGTTATCAGTATCTGTTTTTTGTCTATCAACTCTAAAAAGAACCAACCTCATACCTAAATCACCGTGTAGATACTCTTCACCCAATTGAACATTTAAATCCATATCTGTCTGGGAAAAAAATTTTGAAATTCTTGTAATAGGTAATTTGTTTTTCATATATAATAAATAGTTTATATTATCAATCTTATTTATTATTATTTATTAAACATGCTTGATAAAGTACCGGAAATTGTTGCAAAAAATATTTTAGAGACCTACGACGGTTACAATAACCAAATGCTCGATTGGAAAAAAAAATTTGAAACAAATAAAAGTTTTAAATTAACAAGACCTCAATCTGAATATGTTATCAAATATCACGAAGTTGTACCTAAAGTAGCAAGAAAAAATATTGTTATAGTTGAGAACTTTGGAGAAAAATTAAAAGAAACAAAGGAATTAGATTTTGTTCCCGAAAAAATATGGTGTGAAAAATTATTGTGTGAAACAGATAAGGCGTACCACATATGGGGTAAGATTTATGAAAATCAAAAAAATCATGCTATGTGGATTCCAAAATCCGCAATTATACAAGAAGAAAAAAAATTAAATAGAGAAATAGATTATTCCCCATACGATAATAGACCACCATTACCACATCAAAAAATAGCAATTGAAAAATTATTAGCTAATGATAGATTTATATTGGCGGATGATATGGGATTGGGCAAAACGACATCAACAATAATTGCTTCATTAGAAAGTCAATCAAAAAAAATTCTTATAATATGTCCGGCCTCTTTAAAAATAAATTGGCAAAGAGAAATTGAAATTTATTCAAACAAAAAAACTCTAATTGTGGAAGGAGGTAAATGGGGTTCAACATTTGATTTTTACATAATAAATTATGACATTATAAAAAATTATCACACAATTGGTGAACCCGAAATTGGTGAAGAAAAAAATACACAAATTTCATCTACTAATTTTGACTTAGCAATAGTTGATGAAGCTCATTACATTTCAAATACAACAGCACAAAGAACAAAGTTAATAAATGATATCTTATCAAAGATACCTAAAGTTTGGTTACTTACAGGTACACCTATGACATCGAGACCGATAAATTATTTTAACCTATTAAGAATTGTAAATTCAAATGTGACTTTGGATTGGTCTTCATATGTTAGAAGGTATTGTGGTGGTTATCAGTTTACAGTAAACGGTAGAAAAATTTGGAATACAGGTGGAGCAACAAATTTAGAGGAACTAAGATTAAAAACAAAAAATACCATCTTACGAAGATTAAAAACAGATGTGTTGGACTTACCCGATAAAATTATTAGTCCTGTATTTTTAACTCTATCAAGTACCGAGTATGATAGCGGATTGGAAGAATTTATTCAAATTGCTCAAGAAAATAAAAATAAAGAATCATTATCTGTTACAATTAACAGATTAATGAAAATTAGAAAAATAATTTCAGAACAAAAAGTTGATTACACTTGTGAGATAATTGATAGATGTTTGGAACAAGGAAAAAAAGTTATTGTTTTTACAAATTTTACAATGGCTTTAGATATGTTACATGAAAAATATAAAAAAAATTCAGTTGTCTTAGATGGTAGAATGTCTAAAGAAAAAAGACAAAAATCTGTTGATAGATTTCAAACCGAAGATAAAATAAAAATTTTCATATCAAATATTGTTGCTGGCGGTGTTGGTATTACCCTAACAGAAGCCGAAGTTGTTATCATGAACGATTTATCTTTCGTTCCCGCACATCACAGTCAGGCGGAAGATAGGGCATTTAGATATGGTCAGAAAAAAAACGTAGTAGTTTATTATCCGATTTTTGAAAACACAATAGAAAAAATTGTTTACAATATTTTACAAAAAAAGAAAAATATAATCGACCAAGTTATGGGTGACGGTGATTTTAGTGAAAATTTCGCCCAATCACTTCTCAAACAAATCATTTAATTCTTTTTTTATTTTTTCTTTTTCATCTATATCCACAATATTATTATCAATTATTTTATTCCAAACACTGTAAATCATTTGTGGTTTGAATTCATCATCTTTTTTTGATAAACTTGCAGTGAGTTTATTTTCATTAGAATTATATTTTATTTTACTTTTTTCACTAATTTCTAAAACAAAATCAATGTTTCTTTTTGTACAAAAAAGAAAAAACTCATAAAATATTTTAGAATTAAATATATTATTGTTAGACATAGTGTACTGAATATACGAGTATTTATAAATAAAGTAAATTCATGAGTATAACAATAATTTCAAATACCGAAAAACAAAAACTATATACACAAGTTTTTCATTTATTAGGTTTACCTGTTAGAGGTGTCGAATTAACCGAAGAACAAATGGACACCTTTTTAGAGTTATCGGTATCAGAGTATGAACAGTACGTTAATGATTGGTTAATCGAATCTCAATGGTCGGCATTAGTTGGATTAGATGTGGATACACAATCCCTAACAAGAGCATTCACAACAAGAAGTTTGGATTATGAAACACAATATAGTCACTCGTACTCTAAGATTGTTGGATTACAAGCCGGTGGTGATAGTGAATTGAAAAAAGATTATATAACATTGTCAGCTAACACTCAAACGTATGTAATTCCCGCTGGTAGAGAAATAAACGAATTACTATGGTTTACAAGAGCCGAACTGACCGATTCCATTGTTGACCCGTTTTTGGGTGGATTTGGTGGTTTAGGTGGCGTTGCTTTTGGGGGTGTCGGTGGTTTTGCTCAACAAGGCGCATCGGGGTCATATTTCTTATTACCAGCATACGACCTTTTATTGAGAATGCAGGACAGAAATTTAAAAAATAGACTTATAGGTGGTGAACTCACATATCGAATAACAGCTGGTCCAAATGGTACTAAAATAGTTCATTTATCAAACGTACCTGGTGGTAGATTCGATTTTGGTTCGATACAAAATAATAGAAGTAGAGTTTGGTATTGGTACTATGACACCACATCAAGTGACACTTGTTTAGATAAAAATAGTGGTATCGTTAAATTACCATCAGATGTGGAGGTTGAAGAACTAACATGGGACATGTTAAATAAACCCGCACAAAATTGGGTTAGAAAGTATCTTATTGCCTATTCAAAAGAAGGGTTAGGTAGAATATGGGGTAAATTTTCAGGTGATTTACAAGTACCTGACAGCACAATAAAATTAGACTATAGTACATTGTTAACCGAAGGTAAAGACGAAAAATTAAAACTAATTGAAGAATTAATGAATCGTTTAGAAAGACTTAGACCAGATAAATTATTGGAGAGAAAGGGAGCAGAAGCTGAAAATTTAAACAAGGCTCTTAAATATAGACCTTTCCAATCACCATATAACGTAATTTAAAAACAATCAATATGATATTATTTGTAAACGCATTTATTACTGACCAAAGATTATATACTCAAACTACTAAAGTTACAGAATTTAATAATTTTGATATTTTAAAATATCAACTAGTCTCATATTCCAATATGTATCCATGGAAAAGAGTGATAATTAAAGTAGAATTAGACGAAAATTATTTATCATACCAAGAAAATTTAGATAATTTTATTCAAACAAATTTTGGTAATTATGATTTGATATATAAGAAAAAAAGAAATATTACTCAGGATGATTGGGTTAAAGACTATGAATTATTAAATGATGATGTAATATGGTATAATTGTAATCATGACCACCCATATATTGATACTAATAAAAATTATTTACATAAAATAATCGATTATATAAAAGAAAACCCAATAAATACTTCTTTAAGATTTAGTCATTGGCCAGAGGCTTTATGTTTATCATTTATGGGAAATGGTTTAGAAATAACTGAAAATGTTGCAATAAGTTTTTCTAATTGGATTGACTCTATTCAAGTAATTACCAAAGATATTTATTTCGAATGGTGGTGTAGACATAAATTACCTAACCTTATTTGGAGTAGACCCGATTATTTTCCAACTAACATAATGCATTTCATTCCGTATCCAACATATAAATGCCTTATACCTTTTAGAGAAATATGTCGACATTTTGATGGATATATGGAGGTAAGTATCAAGACCCCCTTTGATATATGTAAACCATTAAGTGTCCCTGACGATTTATTTAGTGAGAATAAAATAGACATAGACGAAATACAAAAAATATTAAAATATCATGAGAATAATATTAATACAGAACTTTTGAGTAAAATAAAAACCTTATATAATTTAAATTAAAAATTTAACTCATTTGAAATTGTTTAAAAACAAATTAGTTAAGATTCCACCGCGTGGAATGCGAAATCGTTTCCGTTATTTTCGATATATTCGTCCTCATTGTTCTTAATACTTTCAGATTCTAAATTTACGACTCTTCTATTTAATTCAACCCAATGTGGATTTACAAGTTCTAAACTATCTTCTACATACATAAAGAACGGGTCTCTATTAACTCTATTCCAAAACAATACTTCACTGTCTGATAATGTCATCACTTCTTCATACTTATCTTGACCATCTTCTTTCAATGGATATCCACTAACCAATTGACATTGTGCTCTAGTAAAATATTGTCTTTTCTCTGGATTTTCGATTAAAATATCATGACGAATTTCAGGGTTAAAAACAACTAGTAGTGGTTCAATTCTTTTATTAAAATTATTCAAATATCTGGCAACATTATAATCACCTGTCATTTCGGGATTATTACTCAATTCTTTCTCTGAAATCATGTAACAATTTATCTCCAAATAATCAGATGGCATTTGTTCTCCATGTTTTTGAAAATATTCTTCTTGTTGTTTTTTAGTTGGTTTTGTTATTTTTTGAACATCACCGTCAGATTTCTTTTTACCATTATTAATGTAGTATATCGTTTCACCTAAACCGGCGGGATAATTATTTTGAATAACTAATTCCATGTGAGCCTGACGAGACATCAAAGAACCTGATTTTGTTATTTTTTTAATATGTTTTTTATAATCTTCAACCGATTGTTTTACTCTTGATTTATTTGCAATTTTTGATAGAGGTATCTTTTGATTATAAATGTTTTCAGCGTATTTGTAATATAATTCAATAAACGATAACCCATCGCCATTTAATAAATGTTTTAAACCCTCATCTAAAAATTCCACAATGTATTGTTGAAGTTTTTTGGATTTAATGGTGTTTCCTGTTAATTTAATTTTCTCTTTTCCTTTTTTAAGGAGTTTAATGATGTAGTTTTTTCTCGATACATTAATACAAGCAGGCGCGGTATAATCAATATCAAGACCCATTTCGTTTCTCATAAAGATATCATTGAATTCTGCGGTGTCCGCCTCAATTCCTTTATATTCTTTACCCTTTTCTACCAATTCATTTAAACCTTTACCAATGTAAATGTGTGTATCGATATCCTCTGGTGTTGAGAAGTTAACACCATCAGTGTCCATAACCAATGGAACATAACCTTTTTTCTCAAAAAACATAATCATCATACGAAGACATTGACGACCCGTACAAGTAATTGTTTCACCCATATTCATATCCCCCCATGGAAATACTTGTGGTGCCGATAATGAACCAAAATACGCGTTAATAAAAATTTTAATCGGTAATTGTTTTCGGTCGTACATCTCCGCTTCAACAGGATTTGTTTTGGCAAGTTCACCGGCAAGTCTTTTGTATTTAATACGAATATTTCGGAAATATTTTAACATGGATTTTTGAACACCCATAACATCGCATTCAGGAAAAACATCGTAAACCAATTGAATTGATGGATAAAGGGATGCGTAGTCAAATTTCACAATGTTCTTTGAATATCCAACATTTAATAATCTCGATAGACCACCGGTAATTGCTCTCTTTTCATCTTTAGCAGGAATAGCTAATTCATTTTCATAAGACCATGCCAACATGATAATCTTCCAAAGAGTTGCGGTACCCATGGTAGCAATTCTTTCATATGTGGTTGGTACTAATTTAGATAACAAAAATGTTGATTGTGAAAACGAATCATCAACAATCATTGTTTCATACAAGTCATCGTCAAGATATTGTTCAACTATTCTTTGACCCGGCCATATTTCATATTTACCAGGATACTTGTCTAATAAGTTCTCAGTACCCGGCTCACCAATTTTTTTGTATTTACCCGTTTTGGGGTTAATGTAATAGCTATCATTTTCTAAATATATTTTAGAAATAATAGAACCTTCAACATATACACGATTTGGTTTTTCTTTTTCTAAGTATTGGGTAATATATTTCAATCCCCAAGACTTGATTTCTGAGTTAATTGCTTGTGCTCTCCTAACAGAATGTGATATGTCCACAATATTGTGACCCCATATTATATGTTGTGTATAAGGTTCTACTTCATTTGCTAATTTTAATAGACCTTCTTTCTGCTTAATACCGTCATTTGTAAAGATTGATGTACATTCTTTAATATCAACCCCCAATATTTCCGCTCTTTTTAATATAAAAGGAAAGTCAAAAGATGCCGAATTGTAACCACCTATTATGGTTGGTTTTAATTCTTTTATTATTTCAAAAAACTCTTCTATACATTTTTTTTCACCATCATCACCAAATGCGGATATGGTTTTTTTAAACCCACGATTGTCTTTAACACCAATAAGGATTATTTTATTTTTTTCAGGTTCAAGACCTGTTGTCTCGATGTCAAAAACAAAACGATAAACACCCGAATAATCATCAATTCCCTTAAAAAGTCTTTTTTTCTTTTGAACCAAGAACTGTTCAACGGGTGACAATATTGTGAATAGATGTTTAAACTTTTCATTCCAAGGGTCAACACCTCCGTATCTAAAAAACGAAACTAAAGATGTATAATTTTTTAAACTTTTTACTAAAAAACACTGACCGTTTTCTAATCTTTCGTTACCATGTGTTTGTAATTTTTCAATTACAATACCAAATTCGGCCATCTTCCTTTTCTGAAGTGACTTATTCCCACCATAAAAATTACATTCACTTAAATCACCTACCCATAAAAATGGTATTAAGGTATCCGATTTTACAATTTTACCTCTTTCGGGGTCTTGAATTATTTTAAAAATTTTGTTTGTTTGATAGTCATATTCTACCCCAACAATGTACTGTTCCGAATCTGAACCATTTAAAAAGTTCTCGATTATCTCTTGTGAAATTATTTTCGACATTTTTCATAAATTTAGCTTGACACATTAGCTTACAATAGTATATTGTAGTTTGTCTTACTTAAAAGATACGAAACAAAAGTCAAAAATCAAAATATTGTGATGTAAAGTTTTTCCTTTACAGGAAGAATCAGTTTTGTGGTTGGATTTAAGTTGGTATCTAAAAATTGAATAGTAACCTTACCTTCATACTTACCAATTCTTGCAGTTTGTGATTCTGTGAATTGGTGGATAATATAATATTCGTCTGTGGTTTGATTATACTTTTTGTCTCTTGTGGTGATTAAACAAGTTGAGTTTAGGATTTCAGGTTCACCTGTCTCAACATCAAACATATCAAAAGTAATATCACAACTTTCCAACATATCGTTGAATCCGGATTTATCATTTTTTCCATCATCAATAAGTCTCATTTTTAATATCGGTTGCGATGCACCTTGTCTTATAAAAAATTCCATTTTTAATATTGTCTTGATAAAACTAAAAGTTCAGTTTTTATGAAATTTGCCGAATTAGTTGAACTAAACTGTGCGGTTATGTCTAATGTATTTGAGACAGTTGTATCAAACGTTGTATTATTCAACGAACTAAAACTACCACCTTCAAAACCTGCAGACGCATCTTTGTTATATGTAAAAAAACCAACAGATATTATTGATGCCACACCGGCAGCACCAATTTGTCTTATAGTAAAATGAATATCAAAATTAAAATGTTTATTGGTCACACCAGGTAGAGTAATTGCACCTGTACTTCCTAATATTGATGAACCCGATTTTACTCTTAAAGTTAAAGTATCATTATTATTTGCACCCAAGTCACCACTTACAATACACCTAAAAGAGTCACCAACAGAAAATCCGTTTGATGGTACTGATAAAGACCCAATACCACCACCTATGATTGTTGTTTCAGATGTTGTACCACTTACAGTTACACTATCACTTGTTTGAGAGAAAAGTCCCTCTTTTAAATAAGTTTTTTTTACTTTGTATGTGGTCCCATCTTGGGAAACTGCGAACTCCGCGGTTGGGGTTATACCGGTAAGTTCAGGTAATTGGGATATTGGTAAATTCATCTTATTTTATAAATATCATTCTTTTTATTTTTTAATAAGTTTGGGCTGTTTGATATGTATTCCTTGTCGCGGTTGCACTGAATCCAGATACAGTATGTAAGGTTGTCCAAGTTGTCCCATTATTACTACCGGCAATCGTCCATGATTTAGGGTCTCTACTTTCTTCATCATTTGCGGTCCCCCATCTATATCCCGTAAATGCTTTTGCACTACTAAATTGAAAAATAAAATTAGTTATATTTCCGTTTGTTACAAAGTTTAAATCCAACGATTTAGTTGTTAAACTACCATCAACCAATTTTGACGGTTCTTCACCAACAGGATTATTACCACTTGGGTTAGTTACGGTTACACCGGCCATACTTTGGTCCACACCACCTATTTGAAAAACAAATTCGGAAGATTGAACACAATTTGCGTTAGGTGGTGAAGTTTTACTTTCAGTAATTTGCCATCTATAATATAGATACGCAGGCCTTGATGGTGTTGGAGTTGGGGTTGGGGTTGCAGTGATTGTTGGAGTTATACTTGGGGTTACTGATGATGTAGGTGTTAATGAAGGTGTTCTACTTGGTGTAATAGACGGTGTAACAGATGGTGTTATCGATGGAGTTACACTTGTTGAAGGTGTCACTGTTGGGGTTGGAGATGGTCCTGTTTCAATAATAATTTTAGAATAATTTTCTTGAAAAATATAATCTCCATTTTCCTGCAAAAGGAAATTACCGGATAAGTCTTCTACATACAAAGTACAAGTACTACCAAAAGCTGGAAAAAACAAAGAGTACGTACCATAAAAATAAGATGCAACATAATCATACGGTAACACGTGAGTCCCTAAATTAATTGTCCCTCCAGTATCGGGATAAAACGTAATTACGGCCGATTGACCGTTGTAGTTTGTTGAGACGATTCTTAAAGTATCCATTTAATTTATTTAAGGATTTGGTGGTTGAGGATATGGTAATGATACACAATATGGAGTACTACATTGATTGACTGTTAATGTATCTTTTGTCATTGTATATCCAGACCATTGGTCACAGTTAAAATAACAATAACCATTCGTATGAATAAATCCATATTGTACACCAGATTGTATTGTAAAATTAGCACTTACACCAACTTCTAATGGTGGAACAATTCCCGAATTGTTATAGGGGTCAAGACAATTACAAAATAAATATGGAACGTATTGTGGTGAAGGAGTTGGTGTTGGTGTGATTGTTCTTGTTGGAGTTACACTTGGAGTGATAGATGGTGTTGATGTTACTGACGGAGTTATACTTGGTGTAACAGAAGGTGTTGATGTAATAGAAGATGTTGGTGTTATTGATGGTGTAATACTTGGTGTAATAGATGGTGTTGGTGTTACAGATGGAGTAATACTCGATGTGATGGATGGTGTTGGTGTAATAGAAGATGTTGGTGTTACCGATGGAGTAATACTCGATGTGATGGATGGTGTTGGTGTAATAGAAGATGTTGGTGTTAC